TGCATGGCGGTCGGCGCAGCGCCGGCCCAGTTGTCCTTGAAGGCGCTCTTGGTCGCGGAGCCGGAAGATGCCGGCTTGGCCTTCGGCTTGGGCGCAGCGGCTGCGGGCATCGCAGGCTTTGCCTTGGGCTTTGCAGCGGCAGGCATGGCGGGCTTCGCCTTGGGCTTCGGAGCCGCAGCGGCCGGAGCCTTGGCGCGGCCACCGGCCGAGGCATAGTTGCCCGTACCGGAGAACTTGTCGGTCTCCTTGAAGAAGGGGTTCTTCACAACGTCCACGGCCGACTTGCCAGCGCCGGTCATGGGGCGGGGCGGAAGGTTGGCCTTGGTCGGCTTGGGCTTCGGCGCTTCCTTGTTGGACTTCGCAGTGAGGGAATAGCGCCCGTCCTGGCGCATTTCCTTCATCGTCGCCTTAGCCTTGGCAATGCCCTCGTCGCCGCCAAAGAAATCTTTCCAAGCCATTAGTTACCTCCGGAGATGTTGGTGCGCGGTCCCATGTCACCGGAGGCTCCGGTTCCTGCCTGACCGCCTTGTGCGTCGGCTGACTTCTCACCCATGCCGCCGTGGCCGGGGATTCCCTTATCTTCTGCGGCCGCCTGAGCCATTTTCTGCATCGCCTCGAGCGTCTCTTCGGACGGCACGATCTCTTCGCCCGGAAGACCAATCGTGGACGCCACGTTGCGCAGAATGGCCGCCCTGCCCTTCGGTCCCACGATCTGGGAGTCCACCGGGTTGGCCGTGATCTGGAGGAACTCGAGCTGGCGGGCGCGCTGGGTTTCTTTCTGGACGGCGACCGAGACACCGAGAACGCGGACCTTTTCCTCACCCGTGAGAATGCCCGACTGGTCGGTCAGCATCACCATGTCGTAGAGCGCCGAGAGCAGCGGATCGAGGATGTCGCGGTCGATGTTGGCGGCGACCGTCTGGAGAATCTTGGACGCATTGCCCATAAGCATGGCAAGACCAGAAGCAGTCCGACCGGCACCAGAAGTAGTGCCAGCGCCAGATAGATACTTCGGAATAGCCGAGAGCTCGTCAGCCATGTCCACGAAGCGCTGGTAAACCCCGAGGAGCTCCTGCGCATTGGAGCTCGGCTGGAAGAAGTCGACGGGCTTCGACGCGTTGTTGCCCATCGGGTCCGACTGAGTGTGCCAGCGCTTCCACGGATAGAGCTCTTCGCCGTCTTCGTCGGGCGCGAGGCGGTCATCATTGACCACCACCTGCGGGCCTGACGAGATCGAAAGGTTGTTGATGAGCGCCCGGAGCGTGGCATTCGCCGCTTCCTGAATATCGTTCAGAATGTCGGGAAGGCCGTTACCGACAGGCGTGCCGGGCACCTTCTCGAACGATGTCACATAATAGGGATGCCGCCGGCGCGGGCTGGGAGCGAGCTGCACCTTGATGATGTAGCGGCCGATCAGCCAAGCCTGCACATAATAGTCGCGCAGCGGGTCAGGCACGAGCTCGGGCTCCATGCCGTACTCGAGGAGCATTTTGCCCTGCACATTGCCGGTGTATTCAAGGCAAGTGATGAGCCCGGACTCGTTGAGCTGCGGGTTCTCGCGCGACTCCTGGACGGCGCGCTCGGCGTCCGTCGTGTCCCAGTTGTCGACGATGCCGCCCTGACCGTAGAGGTCGAGGATCTCGCGAATGGCGTCTTGGTTGTAGCCCGGAAGGTCGAGAAGATCGTTCAGATCAGAGCGCGTAAGCCTCGTGCGCTCGATGACGGCAGCGTCCTCGATGTCGGAGACACCCGGCGTCCACCAGATGTCGAAGGGCGAGACGCGCGTCCAGGTAAGGCGCGGCATCTGCTTGACCACCGCCTGATTACCTTCCCAGGTAACCGTCGGCACGATGCGGACCACCGGCCCCTTGATCACCGCGAACGGAAAGAGCGGCAGATCAGTAATGAACTCGGCCAGCGCTTTGTAGAAGCCGCCGGCCTTGAGGATTTCATCGAGCTTGTCTTCGGCGATGCGGGCCTGACCCGCATACTTCTTCTTGGCCGCTTGGCGGGCTGACTCGACGAGCTGCTGCGTGCGCTCGCGTATCTTGTCGATGTCGGGCTGCTGGCCAGCCTGACCGAGCATGGCGATCTCAACCTGAACCAGCTCCGTGATCGACTTCATGATCTCGGGCGGAATCTTCGGATCGTCAGCGGGGTCAAGACCCCACGGGCGGTCGGGAGCCAGATAAACGTCGCGCAGAAGCGAAGACGCGCCACGGCACTTCATGGCGACGACGCGGGCGTAGACCTCGGAGCCGCCGAAGCGCTTGATCTCCTGAAGCTTGCCGGCGTCGTACTCGCCGTTGAAGACGCGGAGCGCGTTGAGAAGCCGGTTCGACCAGCCAGCCGTCGCATTGTTGCGGTGGCGCTTCATCACGTCGAACTCGCGCCGAATGAAGGCGGCGAGATTGCTCAGGGCCATATCGCTCGACGCGGCAGCGTCTTTTGCAGCCGCCATCTCCTCGTCGCGCGCCCTGATGGCGGCGTCGAGTTCTTGCGGTCCAACAACGCGCAATACTGACCCTAACGGTGTCATCGCCATTTAAATACTTTCGAGATCTCGACGATCCTGAAATAAATACAGTATATATAGGATTGTGAGCAGTAATTTGTGGGCAATGGAGAAGTAATAATGTCGGAAGATCTTCCGATGCTGTCGGGTTACGACCATGTCATCTTTCTGAAGCTGGCCCGCGAAATCGCGATGGATATTCGCCCAGTTGACGAGATTCTGGCCGCGCACAGCATTTCGCCGAGCCGCTGGGAGGCGATCAGCACCTCCACGCATTTCCAGTCGCTCCTCAAGTCCGAGATCGAGAGCTGGCAGTCGGCCACCAACACGGCCGAACGCGTCAGGTTGAAGTCCCTGGCCTTTGTCGAGGAGGCTCTCCCTGAGTTCTATGCCCGCGCCCACGACCGGCGCGAGCCGCTCAATTCACGGGTCGAGGTCCTCAAGACCGTCGCCAAGTTTGCCGGCATCGGCGGCACCACGCTGGACGGCTCTGCGGCCGGCGAGCGGCTGAGCGTGACCATCAACCTCGGCAACGACCATTCCCTGAAGATCGAAAAGAACATCACCCCGACCATCGAACATGAGGAGGTTGAATGACCAGGCGCATCGCTTTGGGGCTTGCAGCCCTGCTCTCCGTTACTTCTCCGGGTAACGCCTCGGACGCCCGAGGACTGGTGACAAGCTCTGCCAAGACCCATGGCGTCCCCGTCAGCTTCGCGCTTCGCATGGCCCGCATCGAGTCGGGTGTGCGCTGCGGACAGCGTAACCCCAAGTCCACGGCGTCCGGACCGCTTCAGGTGCTCAAGGGCACCGCCCGCTCTCTGGGCTACCGGGGAGACATTCGACGGGCGTCCTGCGCCATCCAGACCCACTACGGCATGAAGCATCTGGCGATGTGTTACCGGGGCGCGCGGGGCAACCAGGAACTCGCCAAGAGATGCCACCAGCAGGGCGTGAGCGCCCTTTACCGAAAGAAGAGGCGCTAATGTCGAAGATCGAATACACGGCTCCCCCGACTTGCGCCCGATTCATGAAGTCCGAAAGCTTCGGACGTTTGATCGCGGGACCTGTCGGCTCGGGCAAGACCACGGCTTGTCTCTTTGAGCTCTTCCGGCGTGCCTGCGAGCAGCAGCCCGCCCCTGATGGTCTGCGCTACACCCGCTTCGCCATCGTCCGTCAGACGCTGAAGCAGCTCAAGGACACGGTTCTCAAGGACATCACCGGCTGGCTTCAGGGCATCGCCCAGTACAAGGTCAGCGACAACACGGTGTATATCTCCGTGGGCGACGTGAGGAGCGAGTGGCTCCTGATCCCGCTGGACGATCCCGAAGACCAAAGGCGTCTGCTCTCCATGCAGCTCACCGGCGGCTGGCTCTCGGAAGCCATCGAAATGGACGTGGCGATCATCTCGCCTCTGGCCGGCCGCTGCGGGCGCTACCCCTCTGCGGCGCAGGGCGGCTGCACCTGGATGGGCCTCATCGCCGACACCAACATGCCGTCGATTGGTTCTCCGTGGCATCGTTTTATGGAGCTCGACACGCCGCCCGACTGGGACATCTTCGTCCAGCCCTCGGGCATGTCGGACGACGCCGAGAACCTCGAGTGGCTGACCCAGACGCCTGAGACGCTGAAGCTCCCCGTGACCAGCGAAGCGCGGCGGGCGCAGGGCCGCACATACTACGAGCGCTTCGTGCGCTCCAACTCGGCCGACTGGTGCAAGCGCTACGTCTATGCAGAGTTTGGCGACGACCCGTCGGGCACCGCCGTGTTCCGCGAGAGCTTCAAACAGTCCTTCCACGTTGTGGATTACCTGGAGCCCGTGTCCACCTACCCGCTTGTGGTGGGCCTCGACTTCGGCCGTGACCCCTGCGCCATCATCTGCCAGCCCGACCACAAGGGCAGGCTTCTGGTGCTGGAGGAGATCATCGCGGAGGACATCGGACTGGAGCTCCAGCTCCAGCGAGCGATCCGCCCCTGCCTGATGCAGGAGCAGTATCTGGGCAAGGCGGTGGTGATCGTGGGCGATCCCGCCGGCAAGCAGCGCAGCACCCTTTACGAGGAGACGTCCTTCGACGTCGTCAAGCGCCACGGGTTTCGCGCCTACCCTGCCCCCACCAATGACATCGCCAAGCGCATCTCGGCGGTCGAGGCATGGCTCCTGGGCCAGCGTGACGGCGGTCCTGCGGTGCTTATCGACGGCGAGCGCTGCCCCACTCTCGTCAGGGCTCTCAATGGTGGATACCGGTTCGCGAAGACCCGCCATGGCGTGCGCAAGGCGCTCCCCGACAAGAACGAGTACAGCCACATCATGGACGCCTTCCAGTACGCTTGCGTGGCCACCCATGGCGGCATGACGGACATGATTGCTTCAAGGCTCTCAGGGGGCCGCAGACGCCAGCGCGCGCCCATCTCTGCGAACGCGTGGACCTAACGAAAAACCCCGGCGCGAGCCGGGGTTACTTTTCAGAGTATCAGTGCCAGGTGATTTCGGTGAGGCCGAATTGTAGACGGATGCGCAAGTGAAGGTCTCGCAGCCGCGCGATGTCGGTGGTGATCTCTTCCCGAAGATCATCGTCCTCCGGGAGCGACTCCAGCATGCCCTCGCTGACCGCGATCATGTTGGAGAGTGTTTCCAGAAAATCCTCGGGTTCGTACATCAAATGACTTCACTCAGCCACTGGAGTGCATTCTGCGCCGGCATCATGAGTGCGAACATCATCACAGACAGGTTGCGAATTACCGGCACGACGTTGCGCTCCAGCCACTCCTGAACGTCGATCTCGCGGTACATCACGCTCTTGCCCGTCTTCACGAAGTCTGGCCCCTGCTTCAGCCGCCGCCACTCGCGCAGCGTATCAACGCTCACATCGAGCGCTGCCGCCAGGTCTTCGGGCGTCACAAGCCCCAATCTGGATCGTAATGACTCTGCCTTTTGCTGCATGGTTGCCTCTAACGGTTGGCTCCCCCCGTTGTGATCACCATTGAACATTCGACCGCCATTAGCAATTCATGAATGAGTAATGTTGTGTATACATATTAGTAACTCTCAAGATCTTTTACTTATGTAGCTCAATGGGGTTGATCTGCGTGTAGCGCTGGAGGTTCTTCCAGCTCTTGTGTCCCGAGACCGCAGCGACCTCGGGTATCTGATACCCACCCGGTACGAACATGCGTGATATGCCGTCATGGCGTAGGTCGTGGAAGTGAAGGTCCTCGATGCCATGGTCCTTGCATGCCTTGGTGAAGGACAGGCTCACGGTGTTCTCGGAGAATGGGAAGATTCTCCCCGTCTTCCGGTAGGCAGACTGCTGGCGCAGAATGATCGCCACCGGGTCGATTACTTCGCCAAGTACCACCGCGTGCCCCCGGAGCAGCGGTATGGTCTGGTCGAAGCCGTCCGGGTCCTCGGGGTCCTTGCGTGCCCGAATTGTCAACAGGCGGTCCTTCTCGTTGAAGTCCTCCCACACGACACCGCCGTGCCCGACGATCTCGCCCAAGCGCATGCAGGTGCCGATGGCGAACATCACCATCTCCCACATGGGAACCTGCGAGCGCGGCCGGCACAGGAAGTGATCGCGCAGCACGCCGAGCTCCGCGTCCGTGGGACGCCGGGTGCGCTTCTTGGAGTCGCCCACAGCTCCGATGTTGCGCAGTGTCTTGATGGCCCCTGCGAGGCTGACCTTGGCCCGCAGCGCATCCTGGTTGTTTGCGATGATGCCGCCATGCTGGAGGACGACGCCCATGTAGACGAGCTCGGTCAGCACGGTGCCCGGTGCAAGCCCGTCACGCTGGCGTTTCAGGGCGTATTGGGAGATCGCAGAAGTATTGATCTCGCCCAGGCGATAGTCTTTCCAGTATTCCAGCAGCCTTTTACATACCTGTTGCTTCGTGTATCCGCAGCGTTTCAGCGACTTGAAGTATTCGTCATGTATTTCTGAGTAATTGACGAACTGATCTTCGCCATTAGTCTTGTGCAACGCCCCTTCGATGGACCTCGCCCAGCGCTTTGCTTCTGCGTGGGTATCGAAGACTTCAGACTGTGCGGGTTTACCTTTGATGCGGACCTGAGCCCGCCACTTCGTGCCGAGACGATAGATTGATGCCATGATCTGTGTGCAATCCGTGTGCAGTGGTGTGCAGTTGGAAACCCCGGCCAAGCCGGTACGTAGGGGGTATCAAACCCCTACGTTAACCATGTAATAATACAGAAATCATTGAAATGTAAGGGGAAAAATGAGGTTTTTCAGCCTTGTTGAGAGCTCGCCGCCAGCGGCGGAGAAAACGCCAATCCCATGTCCCATGGGACAAATATAACAATCAAATCAAGCACTTAGACCGTCCTGTGTGCGCGTTTTGTGCATTTACACATGATGAAGGGGTGATTTCAGGGTAACTTTTGAAGGTTATCTCGGCTTCTTCTCTTCTTCAAGCCTGCGGCGCGCGACGACTGACGCCCACTCGCATTCCCACTCCAGCCAGGAATAGCCCTGCCCGTTCGGCACGCCGCGATAAGCGCGCGTGAGAATCTCGTTTGCGTGCTCCGGATTGAACGCTTTGCGCGCCGCCATGATCGTCGCCATGCCGCCATCGAAGAAGGACGGCCCATTCACCGGTCTACCCGGTCCGTCGCTCTTACCGTGCAGCCTGAACTTTATAGCGATGCGATCATGTTGTGATGTCATGGGGCTGGCTCCTTAGCTCTCCCAATATCGTTAGTTACATTAAAGTTACAAGTTCATTTTTTTGACCTGGGTATTTGCAAGGTACCTAAAAAAGAGAGGGGGGGCCGGGGTGGGCCGTGGCCAGTTGGGGGTGGGGGGTGGGGGGCTGGCCGGTACCGCGCCGGGTAACTCCCCACAACTAGGGTGTAAGAACGCTCCCACGCTACGGTGTGACGGAAGATCGCTTACCAACCCCTTACTTGGACGGCGGCCATATCCGCGCGGGGGTTGTGCTCATCTCCCAAGGCGCACGGTTCTCTTAAGGCCCTTAAGCATGGATTGCACCCGCTCTAACCATGTCACAAGCCACCCTGCCACCCGGCTGAAAGTAGACCTTGGAAGCAGTGTAATGACGGATAGCATGGTAACATGCGGCACCGTGGAACGACCGCCCTCCGGGGTAGTGCTGTAGCACTAACGAGTTGGTTCTAGGGTATACCTAGCGCAAGTCCGTCAGGAGCATTGCATGGTCAAGGATGACACACATGCAACCAACCCCCCAAGGGATACTGCGCCGTAGGCGGCCACTAGAACAAGCAACCCTTTCGGCATGACAACCCGGAAGGCTCCGACGACACTAAGTATATCGGCCCGAAGTGTAACAGCTTCGGGCCGTTTACTTTCGCAAGTAACATGATCTTACGGTTACTTGCGAAAGTAAACATAACATGATCGGAAGGTAACACACATGCCAAACCGCGCACTCCAGCAAAAAGCCCTCAAGCTTAAGACCCAACGTTCCAATGTTGTGTTGGGTTCTCACAAGCGCCACGCCCGCAACGGTAAGACGCTTCCCAAGTTCTCACCGTTGAATGTTGCAATGGTGCGAGACGTCACGCCCAAGGCTCAGGTTCCAGAATACGATGTTGCAATGGTCAAGGTCTACCCGATGAAGGCCGCCAAGCCGCGCCGCTAATCCACCCGCCAAGGGCGAGGGGCTGGTCGCTTCTCTAATGTTATAATGTTAATAGAAAAAAATTATAACATTAGTGAGTAGAGGTGCCCCCACCCCCTCCCCGGCTGGCCGTGCCTGAGTATCTCTCTCGCCAAAACTGGTCGTTACTACATATAACAATACACATTTCCAAGCCATTGAAATCGTTACACATTACATCGGCGTAATTGTAAGGTTGTCCTCAAATTACTCGAATTTTCGTCAATCGTGTGGCCATATCTAGCCACATGCCCATAACACCACAACATCATCGGAGAATTGGATGTGGCAGGATTAGACCACAAGACCACGCTCGAGCTGGAGCTGTTCGAGATTGAACAGTCTCTCGACATACTCTCAGCGCAGCGCGCCGCCCTCAAGAAAGACGCGCGCACCCTCGCAAAGAAACTCAAGGCAATGCGGATGCGCCGCGCCCGCGCGGTTGCCGCGCTCTCTAACTTGGAGAAGTAACCCATGAACTCACTCGATGATGTCATCAAGGCACGCATGGCCGAGCTTGACGCAGCACGCAGCACACATCGCTACCTCGTGGAGTTACTCTCCACTGAACTCAGCCTCTTGCGCCAGAAGCGCAAGCGCAAGGAACTCTCGCCCGATTGGCGTCCTGCCCGGCGCTACGAAAACGAGATGCACCGATTGCTTGGCCCCAAGCTTGACGTCGAAACATAACACCATCGCATGGTTACGTGATGCAATCATCACGTAACCATACCATCATGGATCGGAAACCCGAATCCATGCCACCATTACACCATCGCACCACCACACCAGCGATGATGTAACTCACCGAAGTAACCCACCACATCAACACCTATCACCACACAGGAGAACCACCATGAATGCACTCGCTGTTGCCACGTCCAACGCTGTCTCCACCTCTGGCGACAACATGGCCCCCCACCTGAGCAAGCTGTCCAAGCTGCTTCAGGATCTCGGCAAGGATTCGGTCAAGTCGTCCCTCGCCAAGCCGCGCATGGCCATTGCCATCTGCCGCGCCGCTGCCGAGGGTATCATCGTCGAGAACGACTCCGAGATGACGTATGACAAGTACCTCGCGGGTCGCGCTGCCGAGACGGGCAAGAACACGCTCGCCGAAGGTGACGCCGACAAGGGCTCGCGCAAGGCCAACGTGTCCAAGAACAAGCAGATCATCCAGCTCGGGCTGCTGCCCAAGGTCGATGGCCCGGAGTTACTCGACCGGGTAACCGATGCCCGCGTCAATGCGGTGCGCACGGGTGGCGATGATGTGAAGGTCAAGCCCGCGTTCGATTGCTTCGTTGATGCTGCCCGCGCGCAGCTCAAGACGCCCAACGAACCCCTCACCGACGAGGCCATCGACGCCCTCGTGCGCAAGGTCGAGACGTCCAAGGACAAGACCGACCTCGACAAGATGGTCGAGGAATACAAGCGCCTTCACAAGCTTGCGCACGGCACCGAAGAAGCGCCCGGCATCCCTGCCATGATGCCCGTGTTCGAGACCATCGCCTCTGTGTTCGACGCCCAGGGTATCGACCGCCCTGCCATGACCAAGGAAGACAAGAAGATCGCCGAGGCGATGGCGTTCCTGCGCAAGTCCGGTCGCATCTAACCATCACACCATAGGGGCTCGACACAATCGAGCCCCCCTTTCGCGCCGCACATGGCGCACGCGCCTATCATCGCGCCACCACCACATCATAACAGGAGTACACATGCGCGCCGAGTCCACCACCATCGCCCGCGCCTTCCTCGCCCGCAAGCCTAAGCGTGCAAAGCGCACCGCCACCGATGGCGAGTCTCTTACTCTGCACGGTAACACCATTGCATGGTGGAACCCCGACGGATCCATCAGCATGACGCTGTGCGGCTGGGGCACTGTTACCACGCGTGATCGGCTGAACACGCTCTGCCAGCTTCTCATTGATCGGCGTCCGTTTCATCAGGTGAAGCATGTGCAGCACTTCGATGAACGGCCCATCAGCGCGAGTGACGTCTTCACCCTTCATCCCATCGCCGACGAACTCCCCCTCGCGGCGTAACCCGGAGAAGTAACCATGACACCAAAGCAGCGCAAGCGTGCCGGCACCTACAAGACGTTCGAGAAAACATTCGTCCCCACGAGTGACCCCGATGGCGGCATCCTCTGTTCGTGGGACAAGGTGAAGGACGCCGACGAACACTACGTGTGGACCATCGTCGATGCCGAGGGGAGGCTTTACCTCATTCCCGGCATCAACTTCGTCAATCGCATTGGCTACGTGCTGTGTGCCGAGCCGTGGGATGACGCCGAACTCAGCAACCCCGGCTTCAGATACTAGGAGAAGTAACCATGATCCGTGTCAACACTGAAATGACCGAACACTACTACTACTACTCGCGCTTCGAGCGGGTGGAAGAGAACGAAACCTGGACTGATACCATCCTCATTCCCGATGACCTCGCCCTCGAGCTGGAGAAGGCCGAGCTGGCGTATCGGATGGCACGCAACAAGGTGTGGGACTACGTGCTCGCGCATCGTGACGAGGTGCGCCGGGGTACGTGGGAGGACAATCCCTTCACCGACGTGCCGTTCGTCGAAGCGCAGTAACCACAGGAGGTAACAATGACGCAGTACATCGTGATCTACGGCGACCCCGCCTCAGGGCTGGAGTTCTACGGCCCCTTCGATAGCGCAGTTGATGCGCTCGACTGGGCGACCAAGAACCTTGGCTCCCCCTTCTGGGTCGTCGCACTCAATGACCCGGAGGTAACACCATGACCGAAAAACCCACGAACCGCTGGAAGTGCCCGATGTGCAGCTCAACCGATGTCCAAGTCTCCTACCCCATGTGGTTCTACGAGACGAAGGACTTCCACCTGACACACATCGAGGTGGATGAAGGATCGGGTGTCCTCTGGTGGTTCTGTCGCACCTGTGAGGAGTCCGACACCGGCTCACCCGACGCCAACACATAACTTCAGGAGGTAACGATGGCGACCACCACCGCCAAGACGCCCAACCAGCAAGTGCTCGACCAGCTCAAGCTGAGCATGATCCGCAACGATCTGCGGGAAATCAACACCCTCGCATCCACCGCACTCAACGATGATCTCGCCGCAAGGGCAGCGCTGCGCACCATCCTGCGTATCTCCCGCGAAGCGATCTACAGGTGAGGACGATGCGCGTCACTATCATCCTCGCCATCGCTGCGTTCGCCATCGCCGGCCACGCCTTCACCCGCCAGCAGACCCATGCCCTCGCCATGTGCATGGAGTCTCACAGTGCCGACACCTGCCACCACATCCTCAGATAACCACACGGAGTAACCATGCCTAAGTACAAGATCACCATCTGGGACACGACCGAGCAGCACGCACGCTGCATCATCGAGGCCAGCAGTGAGGATGCCGCGATCCAGACCGCGCGCGAAGTCATGTGGTCTGGCGACGACGCGGGCAAGCTGGAGTGGGTAGTGGACAACGGCGAGTTCAGCTTCGACGTGGGCAAATGCTCACCTGATGCCGAGCCCGACTTCAAAGAGGCCGACTACCTGGAGAAGTAACCATGGCACGATTTGAAATCACAGCCGTCCTCGTGAAGTCCTATCGGGCGGAGCTGGTTGTGGAAGCAGCCACTCCCATTGGTGCCGAGCGAGAAGCCCGTGCCATGCTTGAGGAGAACCCACGCGAGTGGAAGCTCTGGCACGAGGAAGATCCCAACATCACCTGGATACGCAAACTCATCACTACCTGACGAGGTAACAATGGACAACTACATGAACGAGGTCGTAACCCGCTGCGCACCTCGCTGGGCATGGGAGGCGATGACCGAGATTCTCTGGTGCGCTGCACACATGCGTGAATCAACGGACGCCCGGCTCGCGCTCCGCGCCATCACGCTCTCATGTGAAACGCCCGACCTACCTGCAATGTCCCGCGAGTACGTCGTCAAGTTCGAGGACTGACAATGTTCCGCCACTGGCTCGCTCTCCGTGTTGTCTCCGCTACTCTGCGTGAAGCAGCACGCGCCATCGAGCAGGTGGCGGATGAACTCCAGCAACCATGGGCACGCGACCTCGCCACCCAGATCCGCGTTCTCGCCCAGCAACTCCATAACTTCAAGAGGTAACCATGGACCCGACCATTACCGTCCAAGTCCTTCCGCCCGATCCCGAGGGTATGAACGACAGGCGTGCAGCCTGGGCGGAACACACGCTCAATGAGTTCATGCTCCAGACCGGGGCAGATCCCGAGAACTCTATCTCCGATCTGCTCGCCGACATCATGCACCTCTGTGACCGCGAACCTGAGCTCTACGGAGAGTTCGAGCGGCAACTCGAACGGGCACGCGGCCACTACACGAGCGAGACGACCGACGAAGAATAACTCCCTGAAGTAACCCACCATAACGATAAGAACACCACATGATCGAAACAGCCTACCTCTGCCCCACCTGCGACTCGAGCCTCGTCGTCCACCAAGGCTGGGCTCAATGGCGTGTCGACACGCAGCAGTTCGAGCTCATCAAGCTGAGTTCCAACGCCATCTGCCTCAAGTGCGAGAGCAAGTTCCACTTCGTCGCTCCCGTCGAACTCACTGAGGACGTGATCCTCACCTTCGCCAAAACCACCACAAAGATACCGGAGGAAGTAACGTGAACATCTTCTACCTCGACCAAGACCCGGTCGATGCTGCCCGAATGCAGTGCGACAAGCATGTGGTCAAGATGACCCTCGAGACGGCTCAGATACTTTCCACGGTAACGGGAGGGCCATACAAGCCCACCCACCAGAAGCACCCCTCCGTATTGTGGGCGGCGAAGCATGTCCACTGGGTCTACGACCACTTCAGGGCGCTCTTGGATGAGTATGAGTACCGCTACAAGCGAGAGCACAAATGCGCCGAGCTGGTGTTCACGTTCCAGCCCTTCGCTGACGCGCCATGGACTGACCCACCACAGTGCATGCCCGTCGCCTATCATCAGGCCAGCACCGTCGCTGCCTACCGCGCCTACTACAAGGGCGAGAAGTCGCGCTTCGCCAAGTGGGCACGGGGACGTTCCGCCCCTGCCTGGTACCTCGCGCAGTAACCATCACATCATCACATCACTGGAGCAACCCATGTCTGTTCTTGAAGAGCAAAAGCGCATTCTCGACGAAGTCGCCGACGGGATCATCACCAAAGGGTACTACCGCGTGCCCGAGTTACTGGTCGAGCATGAGAACGAGGATTGGAGGGAGCGCTACAAGCGCGTCATCATTCCGGCGATGACCGTGCGGAAGTTCGCCCGCCGTGTCTGCAAGGAGCACAAGCGTCCCTTCATCATGGTCGACCGATGGGCCGATTGGCGCAGGGGGCCAGATGGGAACTACAAACGCTTCTGCGAGGGCGTCTGGCTGGAGATACCGAAGCGCCGCTACCTCATGCCCATCGTGAACTGTCTCCGCCTCGCCGCTGTCGAGGACGTCAACACTGATGGTGTGTACTGGAACCGCAACTGCAAGAGCGTCTGGTGGTTCGGCATCCGCGACCAGGCATTCGCCAGAGAATACCTCTCGTTCTTTGAGACGCGCGAGGAGTTCCGCAAGGCGGTGAAGTTACCGCCGAAGGTTACCGAGCTCCATCCAATGAGGGAGGCTGCATGAGGGAGTTCCCCACATCTGAGGACATCACGGTCATCCACGCCATCACGAAGCAACTGCTCGATGAACACGTCACTTCAGATGACTGGGAGACGGCATATCATCGAGACGAGGCACTGAGGCACTCCAAGACGTGGATGATCCATATGACGGCGGCGCACTTGAGATGCGCTGGCGTTCCATCTCATCTCTTCGACAACGCACTGGCGTTACTGTCTTAAGTAACCGCTTTGTCACCGGATGAATATTTATGTCCGGTGATTCCACGATTATCCTCGCATTGCATTTCAGCATACGGAGTATTTCATGCACGCCAATGGCTGGACCAATGAGTCCGGGCAGAAACTCGACACCGATAAGCCGCCCATGGATTTGCTTGATCGCTATGCGCTCGAGCAGATCGCACGGGTTCTGGACTTTGGTGCCCGCAAGTACAGCCACCACAATTGGAGAGGCGGCATTCGCTACTCCCGTCTGATCGCCGCAGCGATGCGGCATCTGACTGCCTACAATGATGGCGAGGATACAGACCCCGAGACAGGGCTCTCTCACATCGCTCACCTTGGTTGCTGCGTGATGTTTCTCCTGTGGATGGAGAAGCAACGCCCGGACCTCGATGACCGATGGAAGCCCAAACATAACACCATCAAAAGGAGTTCAGTGATTGAGGACAATGATGACGAAACCTGACAGGCTCTACCGAGCCCGACCACCGACCGAGTTCAAGGGCTCACTGGTTGCACGCCTCGACCCCACCACGAATGTCGTGACGTTCAACGAAGAAGTCTTTGACCTCAAGGACTCACGGGATCTGCGCTTCCTGCGCAGCATGGATGACGTGGAAGACGAAATCCACCTCCAGCACTGACCACCACAAACTCTTTACCACATGGAGTAACCACCACATGAAGCTCTCTACCTTCCTCAAGAAGTCTGTCTCGTACTATGTCTCGGGCAAGTGCATCTACCTGCGCTCTGCCCCCGGTCGCGGCAAGACCACCACGATTCTCGATGCTCGCAAGCTGATCGCCAACGCCATTGGGAAGCGCCTTGGGATTGTCGTCATCTCCGGTCCCCTGCTCACACCGGCCGACGCTGTGGGTTACCTCGTACCCAAGCATCACCCCGATGGCCGCGTCGAGTCGGTCTATACCGATCCGTTCTGGTGGCGCACCGACGAAGGTCTGCGCCTCGAGGAATACGACGGCGGCATCATCTTCATCGACGAGGCCGACAAGATGGACGTCGATGTGAAGAAGGTCGTCGGCGAGATGGCACTGTCCGGTCGCTGCGGCCCGCATCGTCTGCCCCCCGGCTGGGTGGTGTGGATGGCTGGCAACCGTCAGGGTGACCGCTCTGGCTCCACCAAGGAGCTCGACCACCTCATCAATCGGCGCTTCGAGATTGACGTGACTGACGACGTCAAGGGCTGGGAGGAATGGTGCCTCCGCAACAACATCAATCCCACCATCGTGACGTTCGGCGTGCAGAACCCGCAGATCGTGTTCGCCCAGGAGCTGCCCAAGGAGCAGGGTCCGTTCTGCACCCCGCGCTCTCTCGTGGCGACCGGCGAGCTGCTGGTTACCGACGCAAGTAAGGACGGCACGCTGCCCACCGACGACGACGCGGTCGAGATGGCTGCTGCCGGTATCGGCAAGGCTGCTGCTGCCCAGTTGTTTGCCACCATCCGGCTCGAGGCTGAGCTTCCTCGCTACGAAGAGATCATCAAGGCACCGACCACGGCCAAGCTGCCGACCGCTCCCGATGCGCAGATGCTCGGCTGCTACCAGCTTGCATCCCGCGTCGAGGCTGCAACGCTGCCGGCGGTGATCTCCTACATCGAGCGTATGCCGGCCGACTTCGCCGCGACCTTCGCCAAGGCTGCATGCACCCGCGTCAGGATGTTCGCTGCGCACCCGGCCATGATGGACTGGACCAAGCGCAACAACACGCTGATGACCACGCTGTCGCTCTTCTAAGTGGGCAGGAAGAAATACAAGTTCCGCCCGCCTACTCTCGAAACGGGTAGGCGGGGGAACGATGACTTCCGAGAGGTATGGGCATCCCGCCTCTGGGGCAACATCGACAAGGACGAATACTACCGCATGGTCGGTGGCGTCCTCAATTGGGATAACATCATGGCACGAAAGACCTACAGACTAGAGCTCAAGATCGACTTCCGCGACGACGCCAGCCACGAGGTGATGCGCAGCATCGCCAAGCAATATGCGCGCGACCTGATGGCGAGCGCCATGCTTCTCGAGGACAAGTCCAAGCCCCTGGTGGCGCTGTTCACCGACGACACGTTCGAGGGACAGGAGAAGATCGAGTTCATGGACCCCAGCGAAGAACTCCACACCCCATAACTTCACGGAGTAACCGATGGATGTGCCGGAATATCTAGCCGACAAGCTGGATGACGCGCAGGACATCTTCAACGTCTTGTGCCTCATCTACGACGATCAATCACATGACACCTTCCGCGCCGCACTGGAGCGGTTTCTCTACGAGAAGTTCGACTGCACCATCCTCGATACCAGCGAACACAATGCGCTGATGCGGGACGCCTATGATCTCTCATCCACCAAGGATGAAGCCGACAGATTGCACGGAGACTAGCGCGCCCTGTGTACGCAGCTCGCCTCGATGGCAAAAGAATACGAGCCCTAACCACCACATTACCACACGGAGTAACCACCACATGAAGATCACCCCCATCGAACTCTCGGCCGATGACAAGCGCAAGTGGATCGAAACCCGCTCTGCCCTGCAATGGACCGCACCCGCCTTCACTCATCTGCTCTTCTCAATGCTCAACCCCTCGCGTGGCGAGCTGGCTGCGCTCTTCACCGAGGACGTTCCCATTGCAGCTACTGACGGAAATAACCTCATCCTCAATCCCAAGGCATTCTTCAAGTTTAACCTGGGCGAGCGCATGTTCATCATCGCCCACGAAGTGATGCACTACGTGTTCAACCACTGTGGCCTGTCCGTGCCCTTCCGCCAGTCCAAGAAGGTCAAGTTCGCCGACGGCACTGAGCTGCCCTACGACGACCAGCTCATGAACGTGGCCATGGACCTCGTCATCAACGATCTGCTCATCGAGTCCAAGATCGGTACCTTCCCCAAGGAGGGATGCCACGATACCAAGATCGCAACACACAAGGACAGCTTCCTCGACGCTTACAAGAAGGTCTTCAAGCAGCAGCAGCAAGGTGGCGGCGGCGGCGGCGGTGGTAATCCACCCGGTGGCGGCAAGGGCTTCGACCAGCTTCTCGCTCCGGGTACTATGCAAGGTAAGAGCGCCGAGCAAGCTGTTCAGGATCGCTCCGACACGGCATGGGCTACGGCTGTGGCCGCAGCCATCGCTGTCGCCAAGGCGCGCGGCAAGCTGCCCGCCGCACTCGAGCGTATGTTCAGCGACATCCTCGAGCCCGAGGTTTCCTGGCAGGACATGATCCGCGCCTTCTTCGCCCGCAAGGTCGGCGCTGGTGGCTACGACTGGCGCAAGCCTGATCGCCGCCTCATTCAACGTGACATCTACGCACCGCAGCGCTCCGGCAACGGCTGCGGCGATGTGGTTGTCGCCGTCGATACTTCAGGAAGTATCGGCCAGCGTGAGCTCGATGTGTTCTTCGGCGAGATGCGCGGCATCCTCGATGACGTCCGCCCCAACCGCCTGTTCCTCGTGTGGTGTGACGCCAAGGTTCACCACGTCGATGAGCTCGATCAGACCTCCGACCTGACGGGGCTCAAGCCCCACGGCGGTGGCGGCACTGACTTCCGCCCCGTGTTCGAGTGGATTGACGACAACAACGTCACGCCAGACGCCCTCGTCTACCTGACCGATGGCATGGGTTACTTCCCCAGCGATGAGCCCCGCTATCCGGTCGTGTGGGGCAGCATCTACGAAGCGTCGAAGTACCCCTTCGGTGACGTCGTCAACATCCCCCTCAAGAAGTAACCACGAAAGGTAACACCACCACATGGCTTCCCTCCACTGGCATACCATCGACGCCATCAAGGCATCCATTCAGAACTACGCGTACCGGCTGCTCAGCGGCTCGGCCTGTATCCTCTCGCCTGACGAGTTCGTGAGTGCGTTCATTGAGCGCGACCACATCCCCCTGCTCAAGCAAGTCCAGGAGCTCGTCGGCATGGTCGGCAACAGCGCCACGCCCACGTCGTTCATCACCAGCGATGGCGTACATCTCAGCGGCCACTGTTCGTTCTCGGGGAACACGCCGCCTATCATCCTGCCGCACTACGTCCGCAACGGCA